CGTAATGTTCCACGAGGACGACTTGGCGTCGTGGTTGTGTGAGGTTATGCCCGAGTACGCTATGCGAAAAGGTTTCAGGGTTTCTATATCGCCGGAAGAAGACACCGACGACCTGGATTCGCTCGCGGCTTCTTTGAAAGAAGAAGAAAACGAGATGCAAAGCGCTTTTTCTAGGCTTGACGCTTCGTGTAAAGTAGTCGACGGTTTGGTGTGGGCGAATGTATTCGGCGCGGCTGCAATTCTCCCAGGTGTAGACGACGGCGCGAGGGGTGAGGATTTAAAGGAACCGTTGAACGAAGAAAAAATAACGTCGTTTACGCACTTGAATGTAATCGACCGTCGATACTTGACGCCAGTGTCCTGGTACGAAAACCCGCTCGAAGAGAACTTCGGAAAACCAAAAACATACATAATTACACCTTTCGCTATGAGCGCGTCGACCAACTTAACCGGTTTGGGAGAGCTGAACGGTATTTACGAGATACACGAAAGCCGTTTGATTATGTTTGGCGGGGTCCGCACGTCGATTAAACGTCGACAAGAGAATAATGGCTGGGAAGACAGTCTTCTACAACGCGTTCATACAGTACTGCGACAGTACGGTTTGAGTTGGGACGTACTCCCGCACATTCTACAAGATGCGTATCAAGGCGTTTTTAAAATGGGCGGTTTAATCGACGCAATAGCGGCCGATGAAGAGGGGTATATTTTCAAACGGATGCAACTAATGGACATGCAACGTTCGAATATTCGAGCGCTCGCCCTCGATGCCGAAAGCGAAGACTTCATGCGTCAAACGACGAATTTCACCGGCATTAGTGAGCCTTTCGAGTTATTTGAGCGCCGTCTTGCGGTAGCAGCACGCACACCAATTACACTACTTTTTGGCCGTTCCCCCGGGGGGATGAACGCGACAGGCGAGTCAGATACCGAAAACTTTGTAAGTCAAATCGAATCATACCAAGTGCAGCGAATCGAAAAACAGTTGCGCCGACTTACGGAGTTACTTCTTAAGTCGAAAGACGGCCCAACAAACGGCCGCGTCCCGGAAAACTGGGAAATCGAGTTTCCGCCCCCGAGAACGTTAACTCTAAAAGAACAAGCCGAAATTCGCGGAATGCTCGCAACCGCCGACGCCACTTGGATTGACGCCGGTGTATTGGACGCCGACGAAGTCGCGTTAAACCGTTTCGCCCCCGAAGGCTTTAGTATTGAGACTAAAATCAATTTGAAATCGCGCGTAGCGCCGGAAAACCCCGAAGACCTGGAAGGCCCGAAAGATGGACTTAAAGAAAATAATGCTCAAAATGCGAGCGGAGAACCTACCGGCGGAGGTGTTGAGGGCGAAGCGCCGAAAGAGAAACCTATCCCTTCGGAAAATTGAGCAAAGGTACAACGGTTTTCTACAACGTTGGCAAATAGAGCTGAACAAAGAGTTACGCGAAGCGCTAAACCTAACTAAAAATTCGGTTTTGCGCCAAGACGATATTTCCGAGGTTATTTCGGTCGCTATTCAAAAGTTGATGGTAATCGTCGATAAGCACTTGAACAATTTTTTGCGTATCGGCATAGACGCCGCGGCCGAAGCGACGCAGCTTGTAAACGGTCGTTTTTACAAAGACGGTTTGTATAAAAAGCTACAGATAAACGCACTCCCACGGGAAATATCAAGGTCTATGGTCAACAATTGGACGACCGGAAATGTTTCTTTGATTACAAACGCAAACGAAAAGCAGTTAAAATCCATTGAGCGTCTATTTCGAAGTAATGCGTATTCAGGTATCCGCGCCCGTGACATGGAAGCCGAACTGAATAAAATCTTTAAGGGTACCCGGAAGAATATAAAGCTCATCGCACGCGACCAAGTCGGAAAATTAAACGGTGAGTTGCACCGGCAAAAGCAGGTAAATGCTGGGATTCCCGGTTATTACTGGCGCGGATCGTTAGACGAGAGCGAACGCGCGACCCATGTAGACCGCGAGGGAAAATACTATTCGTGGGACGCCCCACCGCCCGATGGCCACCCAGGCCAGCCAATCCAGTGTCGTTGTTCGCCCGAGCCAGCAATTGACAAAGTACTCAACGCCTAAATATTCCACTTTCCTTGACAGTTTAAAAAAATCCAGCGAGATTTGAAACATGGCTGAAGAATACACCAGATTTGACAGTACTGAAGATGTGATGCGAATGGATTTTGGCGCGTCCAGAATTTCAAACGCGAAAACGACACCGCAAGGGTTTTTAAGATGTCCGGCAAGGCTTACGCGCGTCGGTGTGTTAGAGTATCGGACGTCTACCGGTAACATTATCCGCGAACTGCGACCACCCGAAGAAGTTTTCCGAGGCGATTCGCTCGAAACTTTGCGCGGCGCCCCGCTTATTTCGGATAAGCACGAGATGGTAAATCCAAGCAACGTCAAAGAACGCCAAATCGGTATAGTCTCCGATTCTGTCAAACACGACGAAACGTTTGTAAACAGTGACATTACAGTCCAACGACAAGACGCAATCGAGCGTGTGAATTCTGGTGATTTAAAAGAATTATCTCCAGGTTACATTTGTAACATCGAGCGAAAAAGCGGTACTTGGAACGGACAACAGTACGACCAGATACAAAGAAACATTCGTTATAACCACGTAATGATTACACGACCGGGCCACGGTAGAAGCGGTTCCGAAGTAGCATTACGAGGTGATGACGCCTATTCAATAATCGAAGAAACCAAACCGACGGAAAAGAAACCCGTCGCCAAGGAGAAGACAAAAATGGAAGAATTAGTAATTCGCCTCGACGGTAAAGACGTTTCGATTCAAGTGCCTAAAGGGTTGGGCGCTTTCGTTAAAGAGCACTTCGAGAAAATCGAGCAGGAACGCAACGACGCCAAATCCGAGTTGTTGAAAGTTTCTGGTAAGCTCGAAGCGGTTGAAAAACAACTCTCGGAAGACAAAGAGCGCTTCGACAGCGCGACTTCTCCCGAGATGTTGGACAAATTGGTCGCGGAACGCACGTCGGTTTTGGCGAAAGCCGCAAAAATCGCTCCGAAAAGCGACTTCGCTGGACAGTCACTTGACGAAGTCCGCCGAACCGCAATCGCCACCAAAGGTTACGACCGTGAAACTTACGACTCGAAAGACGCTCTTCTCATCGAAGGCATTTTCGAAGGCATTTCCGTTGAAGCCGACAAGAAAGACTTCCCCGGCGTTCCTGTACACAAACGTATGGACGCCAAAGAAGAAGAAACCGAGAAAGACAAATTCGATTCTGCTGCCGCCCACCGACGTTTGGTTGAGCGCTCCCAGAACGCTTGGAAAAAAGACTCGAAAGAGTAAAGGAGAATTAACATGCAATCATCCGTAAGCAATGCCCCCTTGAGAGCTTTCGAGGGAATGGTCCACGACGCGCCGGAACGCCAAATATCCGCACTGGCTTCCGAGCTGGTTTACTTCGGAAAAGCCGTTAGCTATGCGAAAGACGCAAGTCTCGACGCTTTTCCGCCGCTCGTACAAATGTACACATCCGGTCAAGTTTTGGCCGGTATCGCGGCCGCATCTTCGACTGTCGAACGTTTGGCCAACCCCACAACGGGCGTTTCGAATCAAGCACCTTACGGTGCTTACAAAGCAGAAACGACCATCGACCGTTTGATTCGTAAAGGTCGCGTTTGGGTTAAATCTGCGGACGCCGTCGACGATTTTACCAAGTCGGTATTCATCCGAAACGCAGCGGACAGTGGAACGGCCGCGTCGATTACTGATACCACGACTTACGCGGTAGCAGACCAAGATACGAAAACGTTGGAAGTCACGATTACAGACGCCGACGGCGCTACCGTACAAACCGCCACTTTCTCCGGGTCGACTACCACGGCCGCCGGGGTAGCTGCTCAACTGAACGACCAACTTGTTGGCGTCTCTGTTGCGGTAGTCGGTGGACAAGTTGTAATCACGACCGACGAAGTTGGGGAAGATATGGAAATCGCTATTACTGGCGGAACGTCCGCGTTGACTTGGGATACCCCAGTCGATGGTACAGGCGCCGTAGCTGATATTCCCGACAACTCTCGCGGGTCATTCCGTGCAACTACCGCTTCCGGTTATACCGAATTCGGAGCCGGAACCGGACTCAAATGGATCCGAAGCGCCACCATCGGCGGCGACTACTACGGTCTTTTGGAAATCAATCTGCCGTAAGGCTAGGAAGAAGGAAAGGTAATAAAATGAACTATTTAGGATTACTCTTGACTGCCGTCGGAGCCTTCACAGAAGCCGAAATCCGAATGGACGACAAGTACACGGCAGTGCTCGAAAAACAACTCGAATATGTCAAAGCGAAAACCTATGACGTCGTTTACCCCGAGTTCAAAGCACGTCAGCTCATCCCGGTTTCAAACGAAGCCGGCGCCGGAGCCGAAACCATCGTTTACAGGCAATGGGATTCTTTCGGTATCGCCCAAATTATCTCGAACTATGCGGATGATTTCCCGATGGTCGAAACTTTGGCCGAAGAGTTTACACAGAAAATTCAATCGATTGGTGCTGGTTTCTCATACTCCGTACAAGACCTTCGACGCGCTGCAATGTCGGGTGTTCCGCTATCGGAGCGTAAAGCCAGGGCGACGCGGCGTGCTATCGAGCAGAAAATCGAAGACATCGGAGCCGCCGGCGATACTAATGGTGGATTGCCCGGACTCGCGAACAACGTAAATGTAAGTTTGGTATCTCCAGTGACCGGTACTTGGGCAAGTGCAACCGGCGCCCAAATGGTCGCCGACATGTTGCATTTCAGCTCACAAGTTGCCGTCGCTTGTAAAGAGACTTTTATCCCCGACACAATTGTTTTGGATATTGCCTCGTACAACCGACTCGCAAACACTCGGATTAGTACTTCCGGCGATACCAATATGACCGCGTTGAACGCTTTCTTGGAGGCGAGCCCGTATGTAACGAGCGTTATTTCTTGGAATAAACTGGCGACAGCAAATGCCGCTGGTACCGGTCCGCGTGCTTTGTGTTACGCCCGGACCCCCGACGTGTTGTCGTTCGAGATTCCCCAAGAATACGAGCAATTCCCTCCACAACAAGACAATCTTGCTTTCAAAGTACCCGCCCACGCCCGCGTCGGCGGTGTGTTGATTTACTACCCGGTAGCCGTTGGCTACATGGATGGTCTGTAAACCCCGAACAGGAGCCAAGTGAAACATGTCAGAAAACAATAACTTAGTAATCGAAGTTACTCGCCCTTCCGCAATCGTGTTGCCGCCCTTTAAAGGCGGGGACCCGGACGAGGAAGCGGGTAAAACGTTGATTCCGGGACAGAACGATGTCTCCGAGCCTTGTTGGAAATTCGCTTGCAAAAACCCAGCAATTCAAATCGCTTTGGGTGCCGGCTACTTGAAAAGCAAGGGCAATGGCAAAGCGCGCCCGATTACCCAGGATTACGACTCGCTCACCATCAAACAAGCAAGTGACATCATCGAGCAAATCGACGACGTTAACGAGTTGAATCGAATCAAGGTCGGCGTGAAGAAAAAAGGCGTCCGAAACGTCGTTCTCGCCCGTATTCGCGCTTTGGTAGACGTTGCCGCCGAGACCAACAAAGGATAGAAAAACATGACCGTGACCGTCGCCTATTTCAAGCAAAACTACACGGAGTTTAAAAATACTCCAAATTCGTTGTGCGCTTCGAAATTGGCGGCGGCTACGCGTCGCGTTGCCCCTTCCGTTTGGGGCGACCGAACAGACGACGGCGTTATGCTGCTCACAGCTCATTTACTCTCTATCGCACCCGCCGGCGAGCAGGCCCGTTTGAAAAACGACAATCGCGGCGATATGTACGAGAAAGAGTGGAAGCAAATGAAACGCGAAGTAACGCTCGGTCTTGGGCGTAACACATGAAACGCGTTGTTCACGATTCCGGATGGGCCAAGCAACTTACCGATTTAATGAAAAAGCATGTAATCACCATCGGGATTCACGATAAAGATTCGAGCCGCGACGGCGGAGACTTACCCAACGCCCAAATTGGATACATTCACGAGTGGGGATTAGGTAACAACCCGAAGCGCTCTTTTCTTCGCTCAACTGCGGATGAAAAACGCGACTCATGGCTTAAACTATTGGAACGGGCTTTCAAAAAAGTAGCGCACCGCCAAATGAGCGCCCGCACCGCTTTCGAATTGATAGGTAACAAAGCAGCGCACGACGTTGTGATGAAAATTAATTCAAATATTCCGCCCGAACTATCCGAAGCAACGAAAGACCGTAAGGGAAAATCGACGGCGTTAATCGATACCGGTCAATTGAAAAACTCAATCGATTTCGAAATCAAAGAGAAACGTTACTAATGCCTTACGTATTGCCGCCACTAGAGAATCGTTTAGAAGCATTGAAAGACGCTTTGTCGTGGGCGGCCGATAACACCGTAATGTTTTGGGCGCACCAAAGCGGCCAACGTATGCGCGAAGCGAATCGCGTTTGGGGCGAATTGGCAGTAAGGCGTATTGAAGTTTTGGGTGTCCCCGAAAAACGCTACACTATGATCGGCGACGGCACCGGCGACTTCCCCTACTCCGAACAGATAGTTACACAGAATGTTTTACATTTTGATTTAAAGATACAAAGCAGAAACCAAGAGCACAATCAAACGGGTTGGTTTGCGGCAAGTAGAATACCGATACGCATTTACGCTTCGCGGGTGCGGGATATGTGGTTTCGCGACAACGACTTAGCAATAGTTAATTTGGGCGATGTTCTTGACGTCCCCGAAGGGTTATTTCATGATGGACGTGTCGAAGATGTGGCCACCATGGAATTAAGTTTTGCCACGTCGTTAACCGAAGAAGATACTTCCACGGTAGTTTCGTATATCGAGACCGTGGAAGTTACGAGTAATTTTAAAAAAGCCAGTGATACGTCTTTGGATGCGTCACTTCAAATGAACGAAGAGGTTATTCCATGAGTTTAGAATCGATTGTCAATACTACAATTTTGGCCGGCGCTCGCGGTGTCGCGCAACAAGGTTTTGGAATCCCGCTTGTAGTTGGGAAACACTCAGCTTGGGCCGACCGTTATCGCGTTTACGAGCTTGCTTCGGCGCTTGAAACGCTTGTAAGTGAAGGTATTGTCGCGGGCTCGCCGATTTACAAAGCCGTACAAAGTGTCGCTTCGAATACTCCGAAGCCTAAATACGTTGCCGTTGGCCGTTTGGTTTCGGCGTTCACGCAGTCTTGCTCCTTAACGATTAAGACAGCAATCGAAGGCGACGTCTTTTCGTTTGTGTTGCAAGCACCAAACGGCGGCGCTGCTACTACGATTTCCTATACCGTTCAGAACGGAGACACGACGACGGATGTCGCAACGGCAATCGCCGCACTTATTAACGCTGTCGATGATATTACAGCGTCGGGCGCGGCCGCTGTAATTACGGCGGCTGCCGACAACACCGACGAGATGTGGCGTTTCGAAGGTTACGACGTAAACCAAATCGACTTTACCGACGACACCGCCGACAGCTCTTTGGCGACTGAAGTTGGCGAAATCAAAACGCTGTACAACGGATGGTATGGACTTATCCTTGCCGACCCGAACAGCAAAGCGCGTGTTACGGCTTTGGCCGCATACATCGAGACCACCGAGAAGATTTTTGGGGTAACGTCTTACGATACCGACAACCTCGACCCGACAAGCGAGGACTCAGTCATGTTTACGCTTAAAGCGTCTACATACTATCGGACTTACTGTCTGTTCTCCGGCGACCAGAAGAAGCACGCGGCCGCCACTTGGATTGGAAATCGTTTCCCGGCCGCCCCCGGCTCCTCGACTTGGGAGTACAAACCGCTTTCTGGTATTATCGTCGACGATTTGACTGCCAATCAATACGGGTCGATTGTTGCCAGTAACGGAAACTTCTACACAGAAGTTGCCGGGCTATCAGTGACACAGAACAGCAAAACGGCCGGCGGTGAGTGGATAGACGTTATTCGCTTTCGTGATTGGATAGTAGCGAGAATCAGGGAAACCGTTTTTGGGCTCCTGGCGAATGCTGAAAAAATACCATTCACAAACAAAGGTGTGTCGGTAATCACAAACGGGATTCGCTCGGTTATTCGCGCCGGTATTAATGCCGGCGGTATCGACCCCGAAGCGGATATCATTGTGACAGCCCCGGACGTGGCGGACGTATCAGACGCGAACAAAATCGGGCGAATTCTTCCCGATGTATATTTCGAATGTACTTTGGCCGGCGCAATCCACGCGACGGTGATCAAAGGTTACTTGAAAGTATAGGTGAAAAACAATGCCAGCCCAAAAAGTATATAATTCTGATGAAGTCGAAGTCATTTTCGGACCTGTCATTATGGAAGGTTACGCCGACGGTGAGTTCTTGACAATCGAGCAAGAATCCGACGATATCGACGACGTAGTTGGTACCGACGGAGAAGTCGCGGTAAGTAGAACAAACGACAGACGCGCGACGGCCACCGTAAAATTGCTTCAAACCTCCAACACAAACGACTTGTTGAGTGCAATTCATTTGTTAGGTTTGAATTCTCCAGGCATGGCCGGCGGGATTCACCCGTTTGTTGTGAAAGACCGAAACGGCCGTACACTCATCGAAGGCGCGAACGCTTGGATTAAAAAAGCGCCCGACCGGAGCTTCGATAAAACTGCTACATCGTGCGAGTGGGTAATCCGAATCGCACAAATCGCCCGATTCGACGGCGGAAACTAAACTACAACAAAAGGAGCCTAACCCATGATTAAACCCGTAACGACCAATATCGACGGGCGGGAATACACGTTCATGCCTTTGATGGCGCGTGCCGCACGTGACATGTTGACCCAACTTGTACAGAAATTCGGACCTGTCCTTGGTAACAGCGTGAAGAGTTTAAACGGCGCCAAGATTGACGAAACCGTACTCGAAAAAGAAGTTTTGGAGATGTTGCCCCAAATCTCCGGGGGGTTCGGCGAAATGATTATTCGTTTTTCCGATGCACTATCTCCCGGTTTTTATGCAAACCTCACCGATACTTTTTTGAAGCAAGTGACGGTCCGCGATGGCGAAAATAACCCGAAACTCGATTCGAACTATCGGGAAGTGTACTTCGGAACGTCGCTTTTACTCGAAGCCAAGATATTGGCTTGGTGTTTGACGGAGCAGTACTCCGATTTTTTTGGACTTTGGAGTCAAATAGCGACATTCGCGGCGTCACAGATGCGGACGAAGACGCTATTGAACTCCGAATCCCAAAAGGCGTAGACTGGCAAATTTGGCGGATAGTAACGAGTGAGAGAATGAATAGTACCTTGGTTGAAATAGAGACACAATGGACACTCGGGGAGATATTAACCGCCAATCTCGTTTTGAACTCACTCGAAGACGCTGAACGCCGCGCCTACAAAAAAGCGAAAAGAGAATCGAAATGATTATTCGTGACTTGCTTATTTCTTTCGGTGCGAAACTCGACAAAGGGTCGATGGATAAAGTTGACCGTCAAGTCGACCAACGTACTGCTGGCATAAGTAAGCGAGTAAGCACCGGACTGTCGGCCGCCGGCGCCGCTGCGTTTATTGGAGGCGTCGCGAAAGGCTTTTTCGTAATGGCCCGTATGGCTTCCGGTGTCGAGGAAAATTTAAACGTCATCAACGAGTCATTGGGTGAAAATCAACAGAAGGTGCGGGAGTGGGCCAGGACGTTCGGCGATGAAGTAGGTAGAAGCCGTTTCGAAATGGAAGGTATGGCCGGCGGTTTCGGTGCATTACTTGACCCAATGATGGAGGGGAATTCGAAAGTAGTCACCGACATGAGCACCAAGCTTTCGCAGTTGGCGGTAGACCTTGATTCTTACTACAATGCGTCGGAGAGAGGCATTGACACTGCACGGGCTCTAACTGCCGCAATAACTGGTGAAGCCGAACCAATGAAGCGTCTAGGCGTTATTATGAATGAAACGACGCTTCAGGAATTCGCAAACGCCCAAGGGATTCGTACAAAAGTCAAGGATATGAAAAACGCCGAAAAAACAATGCTTCGGTATAATTTCATTCTTGACCAAACCCAAAGCGCTCAAGGCGACGCGGCTCGGACTGCCGACGGTTTCGCGAACTCTTTCAGAAGCTTGGCTTCGAAGGGTCGCGAGTTGTTGACGGTTTTGGGTATTCAGCTTTTACCCATGTTTACGTGGCTATCTAATAAAGTGCGCGATTTCATCTCATACGCAACGAAGCTTGTGGAAATCACGAATTTAGGGAAAGCCGCTTTGATTGCTCTCGGCGCGGCCGCAATCGCCATGGCTCCCGCCGTTCTTGCTTTCTTCGCGCCGATGCTTATACCGATTTTAAAGGTCGCCGCCGTTATCGCGATACTCACTCTGATAATTGATGACTTTCTGACTTTCCTAGACGGCGGCGACTCCCTTATCGGTCGTTTCATCGACTCTATGTTCGGGCCGGGTTCCGCGACCGAAGCAGCCACAAACTTTAAGCTCGCGTTGAAGTACTTAAAAGAGATTTGGGTCGACCACTTACTCCCAGGAATCAAAGACTTTATTCGCGCAATGGGTGAGGTATTGGAGGCGATGACGCCGGTGACGGACGCTATTTTGAAGGGGTTGGGAGAGGCGATAATTTGGGCGCAAGAGAAATTCGAAGCGTTCATAAAGTGGTTGGTAGAAGATGCCGCGAATGACTTTGAAGCTTTCTACAACAAGATAGCCGGGTTTTTCAAGTCGATTGGTGAGTGGTGGGACGGCCTCGCGCCTTATCTCGAAGCGATGGGAATCGACATGCGCGTAAATAAAGGCGCCGATAAGTTCAAACCGGCATATGTCCGCGCGGCCGAGCCGGGAGCCACTACAACAAACAACACGGTGACGGTGAATGTTGCCGGCAATGCGACAGCGGAAACCGCAAGCAGAATTGCGAAAGAAGTAGAAAGCACCGTTAAGAAATCGTCAAACAAAAGAACAAACGCCGCGCTTCGGCAGAAAGTCGACGGTTAAAAGTGGCTATTCTCGAAACATTACTCGGTTTCAGTGGGCAGTTAACCATCGGCGATTTGACTTGCGACGCGTCGGTTTCAGAAGTGCATAACACCGAAGCCGATGTAACGGAACACCCAGTCGAGACCGGGTCGGATATTTCGGAGCACTATCGCAAACGGCCGCGAATGGTTTCAATCGATGGTATTGTAACGGCGACACCGCTTGAAACGTCTTTCCCAGGAGCGACCGCAGTTAGCGCGGTTAAGTCTGCTATTTCCGGCGACGACCCGGTGGCTTCCGCTCGTGATTTGTTGAACAGTTATTTCGACGACGCCAAATTAATCACGATTGCGACTTCTTTCAACACTTACGACAACGTCGCTCTTTTAAGTTTGAAAGTGACTCGTGGGTCGCGCACAGGCCAAGCGATGCACTTCTCATGCACCGCGAAACAGTTGAGAATCGTCGACACTAGAAACGCTAGTGCTTTGGCTATTCCAGGCACCGCTGGCGAAGCAGCGACAACCACGGCGGCCAAGGGGCAAGGAGCGGCGAACGCCGGTAAGAAAGGGACAAAAACCGCGAGCGGTGCTCAAAGTAAATCCGCGCTTGCGAAAATCGTCGACGGCGGGAAAAGTCTGTTTGGTGTTTAAATGGCTATCCAAGTAATATCTTTAGTGAATGACGGGACCCCGTATTTGGAACAAACGACCGAACTAGACGGGCAAGACTTTCTTTTCATTTTCTCGTACAACGCTCGCGACGAGCATTGGTACATGACAATGCAGAAAGAAGACGGAACGCCAATCGAAGGTTGCGCCGGCGTCAAGCTTGTTCAGGGCGGGTACCCTATTTACAGAGTCACCGACCCGAACCGACCACCGGGTGAAATGTTTGTTTTAGGTCCGGACAGCGAGGAGCCCGGACTCCTCGATTTCGGAAAATCAACGAATTTACTTTACATTCCAGAGGATGATTTATGAGTGTGAGGCAATTCGGACGCGAATACGAGTTGGTTATCGATAACATCGTCGTAGATACGTTGGACGTATCTTTCACGGCGACTCGTTCGCTTTCGCGTGAACCGAATACGCTCGACATGGCTGTCTACAATTTAAACCCGTCACACCGCCTTGAGTTGCAAAAAAGACGTGACGTTAAAGTCCAATTAAGCGCCGGATACAAAGGCGCTTCGGGCGTTATCTTCATCGGAGACGGTCGGGAAATTTGGAGCGAATTTGCTCCGCCGAACTGGATAACGCATATTTCGAGCGG